CAGAGTCCATGGTACGAGTCTGCAGTTCTTTTATGGGAACTGCTGGACCTATATGTTTAAACATTAATCAAAACCCATATTAATTTTAGTTATCAGGTATTCTCGAATGAATCCTGACCTTACTATATCACTTATATCAAACTCGGTGCAACTAAATGCATCCATTGACTGAGTAATCTTCATAAAGTCTAAGACTCCTGACCTTTCTTGTTGTTTTACTAGGTCAGACTGCATGTAGTCTCCTGAGAATATAATTCTACTATCCTGACCAACACGAGTGACAATACTGTCTAACTCATGGAAGTTTAGGTTAGAGAACTCATCTACTATTATAATGGCTCTGTCAAGTGTTATGCCACGCAAGAAAGAAGTAGACCAGAAGTCTATTGATCCTTGGTTTCTTAGGTTTTCATATAATACTTTGAATGCTCCTTCATCAGGCATGTTAAACATATATCGCACCATGTTTTTATATGGTGTCTGATATAGGTTAGACTTGTCTTCCTCATCACCTGGTAGGAATCCGATCTCTCTTGTAGGGACAAGAGACCTAACAATATATACTCTCTGGTATGGAGAAGATGGTTCTAATACTGCCTGTAGTGCTAGGTAGAGACTGATAAATGTCTTACCAGTACCTGCTGCACCATGTAATACAAGATTCTTTCCATCAGCAAACGCATTGAAGACATCTTGTTGATGGTCTGTCAATGGAGTTATAGTCCTGAGATGCTCAAGATTGATGGGCGGTTTCTTCTTCATTGCTCTTGATACGGTACCGTTTCCGTTACCATTACCGTTGCCGTTCTTCTTCTTACGTACTGGCATAATTTATGTGTACCTCGACAGGTTCGCAGTTGGATGTTTCTCTTGGACTTTACTCATTACTTCTTTAAATCCATCCGATTGTTTCGGATCTCCATATGTAACTCCACCAGTCCCTTTGGACCAGTCTTTATCCCAATCGGGATTGTCCTTTCTCCACTCATCATAAGAAGATATAGACATGGAAAGTTCTTTAGTCTCCCCTGTTTTATTATTTATTACTGGATATGTTGGCATTAGTCTATTCGTAAACAAGGTTGTGTGTCTCCCCATGTATCATCATAACTGCAATCACAGTCCTCTACATCAGGACACCATCCTAATGCTTTAGATATTGTAGGGAAGTTACAGATGAAGTGGTCTCGACATAGGTTTGCTACGTCCATGTGCTCCTTCTGTGTACCGTTAGCGGTACGTAACTGTATGTAGTGCATCCATGACCTAGCACTGCCAGTCATGTAGATTCTAGTTGGTGTAGCTAGCGGGAGAACAAATCTCGCACACTCCTTCGCAACCCCCTCACGGAGTAATTCATTGTATAGATCCATCCCTTCAGCAAAGTACTGAGAGATTCGGCCTTGTAAAAATGCCTTCGTCGTTTCTTGAATGTCATCGATGCTATTCTGTCTATTCTTGGTGTCCTGTCTTCGTAGCTCAGGTATCACTGGCTTCTCAAGTAGGTTAGCATCAGCATATCTCTGACTAAACTCTTGGAATGTGAATGACCTATGCCTCAGTATCTGTGCTGCAATACCACGTGTCGTATTAATCTCCAACGTCATGTGTGCTTGCTCAAAGATGGACCAATGTCCATGCTCAATACAATACGCTAGTAGTCCTGCTACCTTAGGGTTGTCTTGATTGTTTGGATTAGATACTCTTGCAACATATCCTATAGTTTTCTCCGCATCGGGAGTCACACTCACTAAACATACTTTAGTCATTCTTTTTCAGTAGTAGGAACTATATTAGCACTGATAGTAAACAATTCATTTGCAGTATTACTATCATAACCGAAGGTTAAATTAGCAGGGAAGGTTATAATATCACCTTCACTCATATTAAATGTAGCTTCTGTCATATTATATGGAGTAATCTGACTAGAATCTACCTGCATTATAGGATAATGATTTGACCCTACATTCTTTCTCCACTTATAACTGCTGTGTTTATTCTGGTCAAAGTTAACAAGGTAGATTGAATGATACAAACAGTTTGATACCTCATGGGGTGCATAGATTGCTCCCTCTTGTGCTATCTCTAAGTATGATTCATTAACACCTAGGTTAAACTTATAGTGCATAGAGTTGTCATTGTGTAAGACAACAGCACTTTCAAATGCAGCTGCAACATCAGGTAAATCTCTCAATAGTTTATTATTTTCTCCTACCTGCACTACATTGTGTGTGATACTTTCTCTGCCAGATTTCTTAAGTATCTCATTGTCCTTCATCCATAGAAGTATCTCCTTCTTCAACTCTTCATGGTTAGGTACTGAGAATTTACTAACAGGTGTTGGGAATAAACCATACGTCTCATTAGTTATCTTATCTTCTAACTTGTCACTCAATGGATGTGAATTAGTCATGTGTCTTCAATAATAGTTTAGCGATTACATACAAACCTAGTGCACTAAAGTATGTCAATGTAGGTAAGGCAAAGATGCCTGGTATGACTGCATTCCATACTAGCATAAGAACCAGTGGTACTACTGTTAAGTTAGCAACTGCTGTCACAACTGATTTCCCCAACTCATAATTCTTTTCCTCTTCTGTCATTTCCTCAGGAGATTTCTTAGGTTTCCTAGGGTCAAAGTATACTGTCATTCTATTATATCCTCCAATTTAAACAGGGATACAAACTCTATCTTATTGTGCTCCCATATCTTATGGTCTTCCATCCTATCAACGATAGCAACCACCTTGTTAACCGTATAACCCGCACCTCTTAGTATATTTACTGCCTTCATAGCACTACCACCTGTGGTAGTTACATCCTCTAATACCGTAATGACCGCACCTTTCTCAGGTTTCGGACCTTCAATTACTTCTTTAGTCCCATGGTCTTTAGGATTCTTTCTAATAATAAGGGCATCGATGTGTCCTCCTCTATAGAATGCTCTCTGTGCTACACCCACAACCAATGGGTCACCACCTAGAGTAAGACCAGCTACTGCTGACGATCCTTCGTCTAACTTCTTTACCATCAAGGTAGATAGAAGTGCGTTACCTTCACATGATAATGTGACAGGTTTACAATTAATATAATGCTCAGTCTCCTTACCAGATGATAGTTTGAAGTTACCCTTCTTGTATGCTAACTCCTTGAGAAGTTTGAGTAGTGATGCTTTATACGTTGGGTCTGTCATTTTTTACTCTTCTTAGGTTTCTTTGCTGCTGAGGGATTAGTATACATCCCTGGAGATCTTGTGCCCTTAGTGTAGGACATCTTTTTAATGACATCACCTAGCATGTCATAGTATGTGTCAAATATATCAACTGAGTTACCCATAACAAGATCAAACCAAGTCTCACCGTCCTTTGCTAACTCCATTAGATACGCATTAGTTGGTAACGTCTTATCGTTAGCAGCATCAGGTGAGATACCAGATTTAATAACGGAACACCCTAAACCTTTAGAGTTTACCTCAGCAATCTGCTCATCAGTTAATTTCATTGTTATACCACAGCATATGTTTTACCTCTACCACCCCATTCAATAGAAGGAAATGCTTCCTTGACTACTGCATGTGTAATACGGTATTTCTTATGAAGTGTCTTGTTGATTGCTTTAATTACTACCTGTGCTTCATCATCATGGAGTCCTTCAAGTAGTCTGATAAACATACCCTCTATCTTCATAGTAGATACATTATCTGCACCACCTACGAAGTAATAGTATAGTTTAGTTGCTTCTTTCTCTAACAATGTATGCTCTGTGCCCTTAGGTGCATCGTTCTTACGATAAGGTACGTCCTCACCTAATGGAACACGTGCCTCTAAACTATCATCAAAATTGATAACAAATATTGACCTGAGTGCAGGAGTATTATTGTCTTGTAATATTTTTATCTTTTGTGCCTTCGTCTTTGCATTATGTGCCTTCTGAAGTACCTCAGAAATCATTAATTTCATAACTTATTCGTCGTCATCATCAAGTATATCATCTTCGTTGTGAATACGCAAGTATATCAACTCGGAAGGTTCTACTGGTCCATCTTCACCTTGCATCTCTGGGTGCATCACTACTTCAGCGTAGTCTGCTTTAGCGACCCAAGTATCGAAGACTTCCTTTAGGTTCCATGATAGCATGAAACCCAAGAAAAAACTACCTATAGTTAGAAAGAATGCAATGTACAAAAATGAAACATCTGCCATAAGATTTCTCCCTTACTATTTTTTTTTATTTAGTAGACTTTTTACGAGGTCTACCAGGTTTACGAGTATCATAGTATACTTCTGCATCTTTGACAAGTGTATCAAAGTAATTCCTAATCTTTCTCGCTTGTGGTTTGGGTAAGTGTGTGTATGCTTCAGACATATACTTATCCCTTGCAATGTATTGAGACAACTCGGTCACTGCTTGTTTCAACTCACCCATTGAACTTGATTCAATTAATTCACCTGTTTGTTTGCGTGTCCACTTGTTACCAGTAAGATACGACTTCATATTAAGTAGGAATCTACCATTGAACATTGCTTCGTCGATTGCTCTGTCAATAATAGTATAAAGTTCCTCAGGGTTAGCGTCACTCATCATACGTACTTGTTTTCTCGGAGGTATTTAACAGTTTCTGTGCAACCACCCATCTTTTGTCCTGAGATGATTACTTGAGGGAATGTAGCCTGTTGTCCAAACTCATTCTTAAACTGCTCTCTAGTAAAGTTAACATTTAATTTGTATTCTGCATAGCCCCACCCCTTAGATTTGTAAACTTCCTTAATCTTTGTGCAGTAGGGACAACCTTCTCTAGTATAGATGGCGGTGTTACCAGGATTCTTTTCGGCCATAGTATTATAAGTGGGAAAGAAAAAAGGGTCACTCTGTGACCCTTTTTATTTAGTTTGTATCGAGTTTAACTTAGAAAGTAAACTTAACTCCTGCTTTAGCACCCCAGTCGATGTCATCTTCGTTAGTTGTTCCAGAGATTTCTCCGTAGAACTTATCGTAAGATCCACCAAGGTAACCTACTAATTCAACGTCACCGAAGTCATCTGTTGACTCACTGTGAGTTACTGTAGGACCACCAGAAACATACCAACCAAGACCACTAGGTGTCTCACCTTCGTATCCGATTACTGTTTCGATTGTACCAGATGTGTATGCTCCGTCTGGATATGAACCTGTTGCTTCTACATTCACATAAGGACCAGCAAAAGCGGCTCCAGAGAGT